CTTTACATCATCTAAAGCTAGGGTTTTATCACCAAGCATTTGTTTATTCTTTTCCATGTTGTTCCTTAATAGCCAAATAATGGGTCAGCAATTCTAATTCCAGAGGTTTTAGAAGAGGCTGGATTGTAATCAAATACACTACTACGAGGTCTGCTCATCACTCCATACCTAATAGCATCATACAAATGGTCTTCGCCCTTCGTATCAACATCCTCTGGCTTTTTCTTATCCAGCTGAATGATGGGAAGTTGAGCAATGGTGTTTACACAATTGCTTGTTATAATCATTCTTGGTTGTTCTGTAAATGGGTCAGTTTGGAGTCTTCTATGCAACTCATTCTTACCCGACACCCTACTACCAGCACTTCTATCTGCTGGCCTCCACCTACAACCTTCCATAATCATCTGTTCTGCTAGTGAGGGGCCTGTATCTCCCCTCTTATGCCAGCAACTACTGTCTAAAACACCGTATCTAATGACACCATCGTGCTCTTCAGCCCTCAATATCGTGTGGGCTAGATCTTTTGCCAGCACTTTGCTGACATAAAGCTCTCTATATATCACCAATTGCTCGCTTGGGGTGACAGCAAACCACACAACAGCACTAAAACTACCATATCCGTAGTCACAAGCCCTAAACTTTGTCCAGTTTTTGGGGATATCAAAGCTATTTACCACATGAACAGCCCTGTTAAACTCAGGAAACGCTGCTCCTTCTGCTACATCCCAGTTTCCTTCAAGCAATTGCTTGCGTTGGTGCTCTGGTAAAGACAAAAGCATGGTTTCATAGTCACCACCCTCAGCCAAATAGGGGTTGTCTGCCAACATAGCGGGTATAAATCGCCGCTTAAACAGTGGTTGACCCTCTCTACTGTGTCCCTTTGGGTATGATAGTACCTGCCCAGTGTCTACATCAGTTGCCCAAAAGGGTTTACCAGCAGCAGCAGGGTCAATAAACATCTTCTTAACCCATGCATGCCCCGGCCCACCCGGATTGGTAGTGGCTCTCATAAAAATTGGTAGGTCACTAGCAGGGGTACGCAAGCGAGAACGCATATAGTTCCACGCAAACGGGGTATGCCACTGTGTCAACTCATCAAAACCAATCCAACTAAAAGCCAATCCCTGATATCTCAATACATCTTCATCTCTGTCAAGGTAAGACATCCACAACCTAGCTCCACTAGGAGCTTGCCATTGCATCTTCCTCTCACTCCACTTAATATTTGGATATATCTTTGGATATATCTCTTGGCTCTTCCAAATAAGTTCCCTAAGTTCTTCAGTGGTGTGACGTAACAATAGTCCTGAAAATTGTGGGTGTCCTAAATATCTAAGAGGGTCTGCTAACATGGCATAACTTTTACCACCTCCAGCAGCACCCCCGTACAACACTTCCCTTTCTGAAGAGGCCAAGAAAACTGACTGAGGCCCTGCATTAGGTTTAAAAATTACATTCTGATGCTCTTCTTCACTTCTCAAGTTTGTAGAAGGTGTCTCTAATTTCTCTGTATTCGTCTGTTCCAAAATAGCTGTCTTCTGTGCAGCCAACTCTTTTTTCGTAGTATTCTGCTTTCTCAAGGGCTTCTTTGTACCTACGGGCGAGGAGACGATATGTTGTAGATCTTCTTTTTTGGGACTGTTCATTCTTTATTCTAACTTCCAAAGAGGAGGGGCCTATGTGTCTACCTGTCGTTGTTGAAAGCCAAGCAGCCACTTTAGCTAAACTATATTGCTTTAAATACTTCTTAGCTTTTTCTAAGGCTTCTAGTTCAGAGGGAATTGGCACAAGCCATCCACTATCCTCTTCATTCACCTTATAACCAAAAGGTATTGTACGCCCAATCTTTGGAATGTCTACAAACTTTTTTCTTTTAATATCAGGCTGTGGCAATATCCACTTGCCTATTCCCCTGTCAGTCATCTACCTGTTTTTCTTTAGCAGGTAATATCATCACACCACCACTAGATTCCACTTGCACTTTATCTGTTTTAACAAAGCCAGCCCTGTCTAACAGGTCTTTGGCAGCACTAAGCTTGTCTTTGATGCCTAGCTCAGTGGGCATGTTAATGCCACCTACAACAGCCATAGCTGCTCTTGGAGCATTCATAGCAATGTAGAGTTGGGTGGCTTCAATGATTTCTTCTTTTAAATAGTTTGTGAGAAGTCTTGTGCTATACCCTCTAGAAAAACCAGCCAAGTATTTAGCAGTGGTGATGTCTCCATTAGCTTCTGTAAACAACACTTCAAGAAACTTCTTGTGTTGTTCTGTTAGTTCTTTAGCCATTATCTTTCCTTAGGTATTTTTATACACTTCTGATTGTTCTTCTTCTACACATCTAAACTGTACTATTGGGTTTAATTGTTTATTCATTGTTTCAAGTTCTAAAGCTTTGTAATAAGCAACTTGCCAACATCCTTCCATAGTTTCATGTTTTGTTCTTGGTATGTCAATTACAGAAATACATGGCTGCGTAGGAAAACAAAGTATAAATTCTATTAGAAACATATCTATTCCAGTTATTTAAAGTTTTCTTGTTGCATCAAAATATTCTTCTACAGAAAGAGTGACATCAAAATTGCCTGTACTGTCTGTAAAACAAACTAGTTTGTCACCTTGATGTAGTAACATAGAAGCTGTGTTTGTTACAATAAAAACACTATTAGCACTCATCCTATATGTTCTTAACATATATTTATAAGTGGCGTGTTCGTGGTGATAAAACTGTAAAGAAATATCTTTGTTACCCACTGCACCAGAGGATACAATTAAAAAAGTAACCACAGCAGAAAAATTAACAGGACATTGATACAACAACTGAGCACTAGCATCAGCGGCTGTAGCTGTTACATTAATTGATTCTGTTGTAAATTTACTAGCGTCTTTTGCTGGCATTATTTCTTTTTAGCTACAGCGGGTTTTTTCATTACAGCGCCACCTTTAGCCATCTTACCCTTACCATCGGCAGCAAAAGCTGGTACTTTCTTACCGTCTTTTTCAACCATAGCCATACCACCAGCGGCATATCCCTTTTTAGCCATACCACCAGCGGCATATCCTTTTTTGCTCATACCACCAGCAGCCATCATTTTTGCTTTCATCATTTCACTTGCTCCTTGTATAGGTTATTAAAAGTTACATCGGCATCCATGTACGAATCATCTTGTTCCGCACAGTGAATCCATTGGCTAGGTTTAAAGTCAGGTGCTCCCTCTCCTAAAACCCAATATGCTGGACTAGTAACCCTCACCCTATTATTAGGCAAGGCTACAATGTTTCCTGTCCACTCACCAGCATCTGTTAACATCAAGACATGACTTTGTTTGTGTTGAGCGGGATCTTCTGACACCTCACTCTCAGCATAATCTACACTAAACAAATATCTTCCTGTATAAAATTCATTGTTTATTTTGCATCGCCATGGTGAGGGCTGTGCTCTCTCTATCTTTAAAATGGAATGATTGTAACTATTACAATCCCAAGGCTGTGCTAAATGAGTAGCCATTCTTTCAGGCCACTTCTCTAAAGGTATGTCCCCAACTAAAGCTGTTATAGGCATCCTAGCCCACATAGCCCCACCATGAACATTAGGCTGACTTCCATCATCTGCTTCACAGCCAGTGAAGATAACTTGAAAGCTAAGACACCTGTCAGGCATAGTGGTGACAGCTACAGCTAGTGCATGTATGTATTCACCATGATAGTCTTGGTGACCGTTAGTAAACTCTTTCCTCACCCAACATTTAAAATAGGGAATGTTACTTGTCAAATACATTACACAGGCTTTCTTTCTTGGTTACTTTTTCCGTTTGGACGGGGCGGCTTTGGCTTTTGGTTTAGTGACACCAATCATAATTGCTACAACAGGCATCTTAGCACCTTTTTTAGCCATAGCAGAATCTTTCATCATCTTACCATTAGGCATCTTATGAACAGCACCACCCTTAGCCATCTTAGGGCCTAAGGATGTAGGCTTTGATTGCTTATAAGCTTTCTGCTCAAGCTCAACAGCTTTGTCTAAATACATATTTCTAGCATCTTGAGACAAAGACTTGTCCTTAGCCTTCTCACGATATTTAGCTACCATCTCAGCATCTGTTGCCATAATTATTTTCCAAACTTCTGTTTCTGACCTTTAGGGGGTTGTTTAACACTACCACCGCCTCCAGCCCAAAGCTCCTTATTAGCCCAATAAGCAGCACTCATCTTACCCTTTTGAATGTTCTCAGCATGCCTAGCCTTAAAACTAGCCCTTGCTTCTGGAGAATAGTTATGCCCCATAGAGGCATCACCAAAGTGAATCAGTTTTACCACACTTCCTTCTTTTGCAAGCACCATCATTTTCTTTTCTGGCTTGTCTGATTTCTTAGGCTTATTATACCCTTCAAAGGTTTTGCCTCTGTATTCTATTGTCATCTGTACTTTGCTACCTTTCTTGCTATAGCCTTAGGCTGAGCAACAAACTGCTTACCAGCCTTATTACCAACAGCCTTAGCTTTGTTGGTGGCAGCTTTCTCTGGAGCAGACAATCCCTTCCAAGCAGCTTCGGGGAGATAACGCTTCTTCCCTTCAGAAGGCTTACCATCGCTGGTAGTCCACTTCTGTTT